TCAACAATTCTTTCAATAATTTCAGGTTCAACTTGGGGGGTGACTTGGGGGGTGACTTGGGGGGTGACTTGGGGGGTATGATTTGCAAAATAACTTTCAGGTATTTCAATTCCTTCCTCTTCAAAAATTTCTTCAATAACAGGTTTAATTTCTTCTTCCTCTTCTTTTTTTCGTCTATAAACAATGAATGCCTGATTTGTGGATACAACAAGGGCAATTGCCAATGGGTCAAATACGAATATTAAAGTTAGAATAAAAAAGTTGGCAGTTTTTTTAATGTTCCATCCTGTGATCTCACTTAAATATTTAATGGATCCTAACTCACCAGACTCAATTTCTTTTGACGCTATATCCAAGATCTTTGTGTCCAAACTTGTAATACTATCATTTATGTTGTCTATTTTTTTTGATAAAGTATCTCTACTCTGTTGAGCAATTTTTAATTGATTTTCAAAAGATCTTCTATTTTGATTATTCGCTTTAGTAATAACAATTCCCGTTTGTCTATCAACAGATTGTGTTGTGGTGTTTGTTGAAAGTGCCGTTCTAAGACTTGTTATGTCTTTATCTAAAATGGATTTTTCTTTTTGGGTTTCTTTTTTGATTTGTTCGAATCTTTTCTTTTTTACTTCGATGTTTTCAATTTTTTTATTTTGAATCTCCAATCCTGCAATACTTTTTTGAAATCCTGTAGATAAAAGTCCATATATACCAACAGATGTTAGAATTGATAATATTACAATTGCAAAAGTTAAATATATCTTTAACGATCCATAAATGTTTTTCCAACTATTATGAAGATAAGTGGCAATTGATAATTTGGATACTTCCAAAAAACTTCCCATTATGATTACAGGAATTGCAACTCCTGAAAATATGATGGATAAACCATAAACACTATAATAAGCCGCAGTTCCCGAAAGACCTAACGCGCAAAATAACAATAACCAGGGTAATAATTTTCTATTCATTTAATTTGTTTTATAATATAAATATCAAAACATAATATTTACATACATGAGTCTGATAACTGAAATAGTAAGAAAACATTTATTATTAGAAAAGAAGATTGCCCAAATTATTACAAATATGGATGTCAAATTTAATTTTGAATTCTTTACAGGTAGTCATGCATCATCAAGAAAAACAAGACCTGAACAGGGTGAGGAATATAATCAAAGGGAAATTTCAAATAAAGAACTAAAATTTTTTATTGAAAATTTTGTAAAATATCAGATTGCTGAAGGAATTATCAATCAATCAATTATAAATGGTCGACCATTTGTAATAAAATCATTAAAGTGGGAATTATCATTTCCGGTATATCCTGAACATCAAGAAGGATCATATTGGGTTATGAATATTGGAACTTTATGGAGGGAGAGTTTGACAAACCCATTTAGGGTTTCTAAAAATCAATTTGTAATTTGGGTGGATTGAGTAGGATAGTTATTTAGTATCTTAATCGTTTCCCATTCTCCTATCAACTTGAGACTCTTTAATCCCAAGCCACTTCTACTCATCCAGTCAGTTAGATATCATTCTGACCTTTACCCGTTGTTTGTGATACAAAGATAAGTCTTTTTTTTAAACTGCCAAAACTTTTTTATAAATAATCGAATAATTCTGAAGAATCATTTCTAAGTCTTCGAAGAGCCTTTTCTTTGATCTGACGAACACGTTCTTTGGTTAATCCAAAATCCGAACCGATGTCTTCCAATGTTCTTGGAGTCCCTGTTAGACCAAAGTAATCTCCAACAATCGACTTTTCACGATCATCCAATACGTTTAGAAGTTTTAACATTTTATCTTTTAAAATGTCTTTGGTGTCAAATACCGCATCAGGTAATTCAGCATCCTTATTTGAAATCATATCCAATAACGTATCTCCGTCTTCATTGATGTTCATATCTAAGTCTATCATTGAAGGTAGTGATGCAAACTTGTCTTCAAGTTTTTTCCCTGATTGCTCAACTTCTTTTTTTGCTCGTTGAAGATCTTGAACAACATTGACTGGAAGTCGAATGGTTCTTGAATTATCATTTAGAGACTGAATGATAGATTGTTTGATCCACCATACGCCGTAAGATATAAATCGAAGATCTTTGTTCCAATCAAAGTTTTTAATGGCCTTCATAAGACCAAGATTTCCTTCAGCAATTAGATCTGATAAATCAAGACCTTGATTTTGATATTGTTTTGCCACCGTAATAACAAAACGAAGATTTCCTTCAATTAACTCTTGTTCGATTCTTCGTCTTTCGGACATTGGCGTATCTTCTGACTTCATTTTTTTAGCCAGTTCACGCTCCCGTTCTGCGGTCATTACCTTAATTTTTCGAATGTCTTTAAGGTAATGCGAAATTTCCTCCTGATTAATAGGTGCTCCTGTGTTTTTGTCCTTCATATATTTGTTTTAAAGTGATTTTGAATATTCGTCTAATTTTTTTCTTTCCAATTCTGATAATGATTCCATACCTTCACTACCAATTTTATCAAGTAGTTCGTCAAGAGTTAGATTACAAACATTTGGTTTTTTGAAATGTGCAAATAAATCAGAAAGGTCCATAAATGTGTCTTCACCATTTAGATCTTTTGTTCTCAATCTTGGTGGTGTTGGCTTACGTTTTTTTGGTGTTGTGTTTCTTAACGACATTAAATGATTTAGGTTGTCTTCATCAAAGTTTGAAGAGTAATCTTTTGATTTTTTTGTGATGAAATATTCAAACCCTTCAAGTTCTTCATTAATAAAAAACATTACATCTGAAACGTCTTGAAAATCTCCTTTGTATGCGAAATGGAAAATTGCGTGTCTTTCACCATACATGAACTTAACTTGACCGCTAGTCATGTGATCCGCCAATTTGATTCCGATTTCTTGTGTTTTTTCTTCTGTGTTTTCTACTGTGTCGTTGTAATATACAAAAAGTAAGTAATTCGTATGTGTTTTTTTAATTGTTCTACAAATATACGAATAAAGTTGGGATTTGTTTCAAATTACCCAATTCTTTTTTGTGAAATTTTAAAATACTCTTCAGATATTTCAGAACCTAAAAAATTTCTTTCAGTTTGAATTGCGGCCTTTGCTGTTGTTCCACTTCCCATAAATGGATCATAAACCAAATCATTTGGGTTTGTCCAACTTATTATATGATCTTTAACAAGTTGTATCGGAAATATTGCGGGATGTTTATATGCAATTTCATCTTCTTGACCATTTTTTGATGTTTTATATGTCCAAACGTTATATCTCTGACCATATTCTTGTATTATTTTTTTCTTCCGTTCAATCATAGTCCCATCTACTTGTCTTGAGGTATTTTTTCCCCAACTACCTACTTGTCCTGCATAAACATTTTTTCGATCCTTTATTGAATTAAATGTTTTTGGTTTACCCTTAGATAAAATAAACATATACTCAAAAATTTGATGGTATCTATTTGAAGATGGATTTGAAAAATTATTTTTCATATAAATCATTGTATCATGAATATTAAATCCAATTTCTTTGAAAAATAATGCCTGTCTAAAAGATGTTCCTGTTTCACTACCTTTCTCCGTTCCATCTCCCACAACCCAAACTAAAATTCCACCTTCTTTAGTAACTCTTAAAAGTTCTTTTGCAATATTTTCAAAATCAAAAGAATATCCATTAAATTCTGTTTTTTTACCGGTAACATAATTATTATATGATCGTAAATCATCATAAGGTGGTGAGGTAACAGTTAAATCTATGGTATTGTTAGGAATTTTAGATAAGGTATTTAAACAATTTTCATTGTAAATTTTATTGAGTTCTATCATATATTTTAAAAAATTTATTTGCGGCCATGGATTTTTTCTTACCCAAATTTAAATTTATTATGTCTTCTTTTGTCACTTCAATGAATGAAAGTTTCCCATCGACTATTTGTCTTTTATCTATTAATACATACCTATCTAAAGAATTTAATTTTTCATTAAATCCCTCTTCAGTAACATTTCTACCAAATCCAACTTCTTTAGAGGATGCAAAACTAACACTATCTGTTATAGTTCTAATTTCACTTTTAGTTCCGTCAGATTCTTTAACATCAAATGAAGAATTTTCATTTTGTCTAATACCGTTTTCAGATCTTTTATGTATATATTCACCAACCCTACCTAACATTCTTCCGTCATTGAACATTTCTATTGTGTCT